TCTGAACTGCAAAGATGCGTGTCCAAAAGGACTCCAATGATTGTGTTTTGCAAGATAGTTGATGAGTTTTGCATCTTGATCAGAAAACTCTTTACTCTCTTTTGCATAAGACACACGGGCAGCGTTCACTACAGAGAGATCACTGCCCATATGGTCAATTAGTTCTACGATCATATCGCTTCTTTTCATCCAATGCTTTACGAGTAGGACGATAACCTTTAGGCCAAGCCGGAACACGACTTGCAAGAGTTTTGCATCGTTCCATCAGTTCTGCATTTTTACGTTGCAGTTCTGCATTTTCAAACTCTAAAACCTTCATACGATTCTCTTGGTACAATCCCTCAAGAGCTTCAAAAGCATTATTTACTTCACTTTTCATTACCATTTCCTTTTCTATACTGGTAGTTGTGCTGTTCGTTCCAAGAAATTTAACTCTCTTGCATTTGCCTCAATTTTTTCTTTAAGACCTTTGGTGATAAGTCGCCCAACAGTATCAGGTTCAAGATCATTTTTAGAACAATACCAGAGTACTGCATCCATATGATTGATACCTTTGTCTTTAGCGACCTTTTCAATTTCTAATGAGAATGTTTTTGGTGTTTGCATTGTTTACCTTCACGTTTATTATTGTTCTAATATACCACACTATAGTGTTGTAGTCAATGGGTTTCTGGAAAAAAGATAGGATGGTCAGTCCTATCCAAATGTAGCAGTGCCAGAAAATATATGCGTCTGGTTGCAGTTGTGTCTGTGACCAAATCAGACTCTCCTTTTGATACGGCATTTCGCAACATTGCAGGCGGTGCCGTGTACGCCTATTCGTGTTCTCCACCATTTGCTCTACCAAATCCACCAAAGTATTGTGGATTGCGTCTTGCAGTTTCAAACGTACCTACTGTAATTGCAATCGCAGCAAGTAGTACAAGGTGAATAATAGCACTGACACCAAATAGTGTCCAACTACCGACAATAAAACCGAACACAATACACCACATCCAAGCCAATACTTGCATGATCAGATGTCTCGTACTTGTGTCTGGAATGTTTTTAAGTGGATTGTAATCTAAACTCATTACAGCGTTCCAACTGTTTACTATAAATGTTCTCACTGGATAAACTCCTTTTTCAAATGTCACTTTCAGAGGATAGTTTGCATCGACAATATCTTTGAACTCAATAGCGTCATATATATCTATAAAGTATTTGACTACCTTTTGTTCTCTAAAATATCCTGTCACTCTGTACATATAAACTCCATAATAAGGTGGTGGGTTTCTGTTGCTAAGTACCCACCGAACTCCGTGAGATTATGCAGCTAGTGCATAACCCTCGATTGCAAAGTTATCGTTTGCATTTACTCAATTGACCTATTAGGCGGTCATCCCACAATCTCCACTAACCTATTAACAACCTGTCGATCCTATTTCGCCCCCATCATAATTACATACCAGAATCAATACCTAACCATGCACTAAATCCAAATACTTCCATAATCATAAAAGTAAAGAACATGATAACCATAGCCCACATAATTAGTTTACCATTAAAATTTGATGCTGCAAGTTTGATAGCAAGTATTTCGTTACCAAAGAATCGCAAACACAATTCAAATTCGTTGTGATCATCTTTTACGACTATACCATTCTTTTTTTCTTCAGACATATCTTCTCCATGTAATTATGGTGGAGGCGGCCGGTACTGCCCCGGCGTCCAGTTTTGCGTTTAACTCGCTTCACCGATTGTACTTATATTTATACCACACTATAACTCATCTGTCAAGTAGTTTTTGAAACTAAAAACTAGTTTGAATACCTTGTTGTGCTTTATCAAAAACATTACTATTTACCTCTAGTGATTTACCCACAGAAATAAAACAAGTATACTCGTTTGATGGTATAAATTCTAAGATAGTAATAGTACCAGTATTAGGATTACCAATTATTTCAACAGCAGTTTTTCTGTCACTTACATATCTCATAAAACCAACTTCTCCATGTGATTCTAGGAAGTTTTGTTTTACTTCATCATAGGCGTCAGTAGTACAAGTTACTGGTTTCTCAGACTGAAACACTTGAGGTGGTGTTTCTGTTTCTGGTTGTATAAAATCTTTTGGTTCTGCATTGGCTACATTATACAGTAGCAACATTGTCCATGTTAGTAATACTGTTGATAGATATTTCATTTCTTTCTTCCCATTGCGAGATGGTTTCGATCAATAGAGGTAAATACTCTTTTTTGTCTTTTACAAACTCTTGGACTACTCCATCCTGTGTAACTACAAGAATACAAATCTGGTTAATTTCAATTCCTGTACGTTCTTCAAACATCTCAGCATATGCAGATGCTTGGATATAGTAAGATTCGTTATACTCATCTTTACGCTCTTTAGTAGATGTTTTGAAATCAATGATGGATAGTTTACCATCAAACTCTGCAATACAATCTACTCTACCAGCGACTCTATATTTATCACTATAGAGTCCACATTCTTGTGAATGAATGTTGTCTATACGGTGTAACAAATTGTCACGCATCTGTGTGAATAGTGCATGAGGTAGGAAATTCTTCTTGTGTTTTTCCATATCCCCATTGTTCAGATAGTCTTCACACATATGATGAACTGCTGTACCACGAGCTGCAGCAGTACGGGCGATGTAGTTTGCAACATCTTCTCCCACACGTTTACGCCACTCAAATAAACCTTGTTTGTTTCTTACTGACAGGACTGTAGTTATTGATGGATACTTGTTACCATCTGGTGTTTCATATAAACGAACACCATCCTTGTTAGTCGCTTTTATCGGTTCCAGTGTCACTGGTTTGTGGTTGAACTTTTTCATTATTTTCACTTTCTTCAATATTAAAATCTGGTAAGATAGACCATTCTGGTGGAACTTTACCCAACCCTACAGTCCTATCCCATTGTCTTTGAGTATACTTATCCGACATTTCTCATTCGCTCTACCAAACGATCTGCCCTTTTAGTTACTTGACGATACCACTGGCTGTCAACCATTTCATCTGCTGCTGCGTTCCAATCTCTTGCATCCACACCACGTTTCATTCCCTTGAACTTGGATAAGCGAGGCCTCCCCATATTAAACATCATATTTGCGATTATTCTTTGAGCTTCTTCTGGCAAATCATCAAAGTCTGAGTATAGGGTGTGGCAGTCTGACAAGACTGTTTGGATATCCTCGTTGAAGGCCGCAATGCATCTGTCGGTATGGACAGGTGTTCCGACCTCTTGTCCATATTCGGGGTCTTGTTCCCTAACCAGATGGCCGATGCCAAAGGTAGCAAGACCAAGATGATCAAGGTATATTTCATTGACGCTCCCCTCATCGTATTCGATTTCTTTTCTTAGTTCATTAATATTCATTACCACCCTGCCTTTTCCATGTAACAATTGTGATCGGGTTTTTCATCCATCTGATAAGCCCAATTAAGTTCTTGAATTAATCTGTTGTACCAGTTTTTATCATGTTGGTCATGTGCCTTATTCATGTCATCCATCAACTGACCGATACGAGTTTTTATGTAATCTGCTCTTGTAGTTTTATTTTTTCTACGCATTGTCATTACTTCCTTTTGGTGGTGGTGTAAGTTTATGTTCTGTTACAGGAACTCTAGTTTCTTCCCAATCCACATCTAGATTTCCAACTGCCATAATTCTCTCATGGTCACATTTCTGTTCTGGTACTTCATGGTATAACCATGCAGGCCAGATTATAAGTTGTCCTTCAGATGGTTTTACTTCTAGTCCACCAGCATCTGGAAATACTAAAGGAGCGCAATTTTCACATCCTCTAACACAATATGTAAAACTCCACAAATGAGGCCAATGTTGATGTGGTTTACAGATATGTCCTTTACTATATATTAAACTCCAAAAGTCTTCGATTCTTAGTGCATACTGTCTTGGTGTTCCATCTTCATTTGTACCAACTGCCATAGGCATAGTCTTTGCAAGGTCAATTACCAGATTACCTAGTATCTCAAAACTAGGATAATGTTTGTGCATATCCCATTGGGTCATATAACACTTCGCAGCAGTAGTACCCCTCAGCCGGTCTCCAGCGTCCTTTATATCACGTTCTAAGTCGTTGTTAAAGGAATCTATGTTTGAACCCTTCAACTGTTTTATTTTAACTGGTGATTTTTGTGTAAACTCTGGCCAACCGTCTTGTGCCGGTGTCATATAAATATTTGCCAATTACTCTATTCCCATACCCAGTTTAGTTTTTTGTATCAGGTAACTTCTTACAAAACCTGAGCGAACAATGTCTCCTATATTAAATTCTGTACAGTTAAACTCATCCATTTCATGTAGGATTTGTAAGAAATCCATAAGACCATTACGTTCATTTAATCTAGTCAAATCTGATTGACCAAAATCTCCACAGAAGAAAATCTTTGAATCTTGTCCTACCCTTGTAACGATGGTATCCAGTTCATGGAAGTTTAAATTCTGACATTCATCTACAATGATAATACTATTGTCAAATGTCAAACCCCTAAGAAACGATGTAGACATAAAGTAAAAACTACCTTGTGTTTTTAGTCTGTCATACAACATACTAAATGCTTGTTCGTTTGGTTGTTCAAACATAAACTGCATCATATTTGCATATGGAACTTGATATAGTGCAGCCTTGTCTTCTTCATCGCCAGGAAGAAAACCAATCTCTCTTGTAGGTATAAGTGAACGAACTACGATAACCTTATCGTATGGTGTTTCATTTTTTAACACTTGTTGTAGTGCAAGGTACAATGACACAAAGGTTTTTCCTGTACCAGCACACCCAAACAAGAATTGATTTTTACCTTTTTTCCAAGTATCAAATACTGTCTGTTGACTATCTGTAACTGGTTTGATTACAGCAAGATCACTTGCACCTATTTCTTTTTGTTTTGACATTATATAATCCTTAATAGAGGTGAAGTATGTGGTGGCAATTCGTAGTAACCACCACATACCCCTGTGCTGTATAGACCCTTAAACAATACTAAATTGCAATCTATACATTTTTATTTATGTTAATATAAACCTGTAGATTTATTTTTTGTGTAGTGTTTATTAACATTTTGTCCTGTTACATCAAGTAACTTATGTTTTTTTGCAACATTCCTAACTCTTGTTTCTGCAATGTTTTTACCATGACCATATCGTTCAGCCATGGGAGAGTTTGGGTGTGATTCTGCAATCTTAGACATGGTTTCATTAAAACCAGCATCAGTTTTATGAGTCTTACCAGAGATACCACCAACAATTGCTGGTGCAGTTACAACTTTTTTGTACTGTGGATTTTCTGACAGAAAAGTTTGCAGATCATTCCAAGAACAAACTGTGTCATAGATTTCATCTTCTTCAGTATTTTCTATTGTGTATGTTGGCATATTTACCTCAATCTTGTGTAATTATTTTCATAGTGCAATATTTTTACTTTGAGTGATTCTACTTCTTCACTCAGTTCTTTTATGCGTCCAATTGCACTATAATAAGCTTTGGTAAGTTCTTCCATATCTCTTTGCATAACTTCTTGTTCTGTTAAAACCTTTTTGCGTTTAGAGTCTTCTTCTCCAATTCGTCTTAACATATAGGCTTCATGTCGTTCTTGAACCATTCTGGTATCTCCCTATTCTTCCAAGACGCAAACCTGTTCTTCTCTATTATATAGTATTTCCTGTAAGCATCTATTGGGTTGTCTTTTATCTTACAGTGATCTGGCATACATTGTGGTATTGGTGTCAGTCCTTTATCCTTAATAAATCTAGGTGGACGCATTAGTGCCATTGACAGTTCAGAAGTCTTATGCACTCGACCATACCGATTAGTATACTCTGCAAGTGTAGCCATGTAGATTTTCCACATGACCATATAGTTCTGTTTAGAATAACGAACCCATTGGGCAGATGGGTGATTTACATGAGATGCTTTATATAACAAATCTTCACGTTCATCAAACAATCTCCATCGTTTAATCCTACGACCATTCTTAGTTTTATCTAAGTATTCCCAACCATCCAAAATACGATGGGCAGTGGACAACAACTGCCCATACTCAATAGGCATCTTGACTATGTGTTTGTCAATATGCCACATTGCGTTCTGCACAGGGTCTTCATGTAAATAGAATATATTCACGTTTCTTCCTTTTTATCATTCAGTAATAATATATTACCACGCTTTTCGTCTAGTGTCAAGACTCTTTCGCCCTCAATCATATCAATGATTAGTGTGGTAATGTCTACCTCTTTACCTAACACGGAAATCTTTTTCTGTAACTGTTCAAGTGATTCTTTGTAAAAATCCAACTCTTGTTGTTTACGAAGCCGTTGTTCTATCAAGTCTGCAAGTGATACTATATTATCATTCATACTTTTACTCATTAATGTAATGTGGGTGGTGATCCATCACTATCCACATATTTATTGATGTCATGTGCATCATCACTTAATGTTTTGCCAACGTGAACCAACATCTTACGAATCTGTTCGTCATCTAAAAATGTTTTATATAGAACCATACTATGTTTTAGTAACATCGTTGCCATTAACATAAAATCTTCGTCTTCTTTAAGATTGTTCTGTATGTGTTTAACTAACTTATTTTGTATCTCTCTTAATCGTTTGTCATCATAACTAGACATGACTAAGTTTCCAGATAATTAATATTGATAAGAAGCCTCACGTTTGTATCAGTTTGACCAACCGATTGATGAGGTATATTACCATCTACAACTACAGCAGTATTCTGTTCTGACTTTACAAACTCACCAGTTTCAAATGCAGTACCACCATTGTTTGTGTTAATGTAATATAACAAAGTTTTAAAATTATCAATATCAGTATCAACGTGCCAACCATACTCTATAGGTTCATCTCTAATCGTAAAGAGATTTGCCTTAGAACGAATTACCGATTTGAAACCATTTGGTAAGTGTTGCAATAAAGCAAGTGTCTGAACGTCAACTTCCATTTCTTCAAATCTAGCATCATATAATAAATTAATAAATT